CTGACCCATGATTAACCTGCTGCCATCATCTTGACGGTAACGCTGCCCGAACCGGCAGCGGCAGTAAGGCTGACCCTTGCATACCGTGCTGCTCGACCAGTGGAGAATCCTCCAACAGTACCAGCGGCGGTAAGGGATGCGGTCACAGTGCTGGATACCCAAGCGACGTTATCGACCGAGAGCTCAAGGGTGAGAGTTCCAGTCAGAGTCGAGGTTCCCACTGCAACGAAGGACCAGTTGGAGCGAGCCGAACCGGAGTCCACGGTAGTTCCAGTGGCGTTGCCGGTTACAGCATTGAGCGTGGTTCCGGAGAACACGGAACCACTGGATACTGCGAGTGCATTACCGGTCGACGCAGAAGCGGAGACGGTAACGTTGTTCGTACCATCAGTGATGGTGACGTACGAAGGGGTGGAGGAAGTTCCACCCGTGACGGGCACGGTCGCACCGGTCGTTGGGTTGTAGGTTCCCTCCACAATGACGCGATGCTCGGCCATTGTTACACTCCAAACGCGACGCCCGTAGCGTCGCTCATTCGCTTTGCCTGTTCGATCTGGTGCATCTGTGTACCTCGTGGCTGCATGCCCTCAGCACGTGCATTGCGGTAGGCCTTCAACTCAGAGTCAACAGACTTCTGCTTGAGAGTGAGAGCCTCGCCGATAGCGAGGCTCAGACCCTTGCAGCATTCCGCATAGGACTTGTGATCCTGAGTTGGGCAGCCGGTTCGACACTTGCTCGGATCGACTCGAATGACTTCATCCCTATCCTCAAACTCCGATAGGTTGATTCGCGGGACCATGATCGATGCGCGCTTAGTCATAGTCGCCAGCGGAGTTCGTCTTGTAGATGCCCTGCTTGTGGGCATCGTGTGCAGCGGGGAGAGACTGGCCAGCAGGAGCCTGGGCGACACGGTAGACGTTGGAGTCCAGAACACCCTTCTCGTCCCACATCACTCGGTTGGTGGTTCCACCTGGTGTAGCTGCTGCGCAGCACTGCTCAGTGCAACCCCAGTCAACAGGCATGGTGCCCGGTGCTGGATTCTTGGCCGGACTGTAGTCGTATCCGTGAGTCACTTCTTCCCCTTCCCGCTCTTCTTCGGGGCCGCCTTCTTGGCGGCCTTCTTTACCACGTTAGCCTTGCCCTCCTTCTCGAACTTCTTCGCGATATCGGGGTGCTTTGCGTACATGAACTTGCGCTGCTTGTCACTTGCGTATGGCATCAGACCACCAGTGTGAAGTTGGCATTGGTGATTCCAATGCCGGAGTTGATAAGGTCCGCCTTGGTCGCGTCATCTACTGTCCACTCGTATCCACCTCGGAAGGTGTTGAGCCCGGTCGGAGTAGTACCTGGCTCATTGATCGGGATGTTGGCCGATCCGTTCTCGTCGGTGTAGGACTGGAAGCGAACAAGCACATAGTTAGGTCCAGGCGCTGTCTGCTTCACCGTGATGCCACGATCGATCCTGAACCTCTGGAGCATGAAGTCCCATGCGAAGGGCGCCTCATCTGTAGTTGGTGTGGTGAAAATCCAGTTAGCCATGGAAACCTCGCAAGAAAGAGGGGAGCCCCCGAAAGGGCTCCCCTCAATCAGTTAGACAGTCGGACGGACAGAGCTGGAAGTCTGAGTCACGATGAGTGCCTCAGGGCGGTACAGAGACCAACCAGCGACACCGTACCAGCCGAATGGCTGGAAGCGGGTCAGCTTGTCAACGACCGGACCGCGAACAGTGTGGAACTCCTCGGCAACCGCCTCGGCAAGTGCCTGCTGTCCTACGGTGTAGGTGTTGTAGACGCGAGTCTGAGATGCACCGGCACCAGAACCAGCCTGAACGTTCTGGCAGCGAGGGTTCTCAAGGAAGACCTGACCCTCGTACTCACCGATGTTTCCTGCCCAGATGTTACCTGCGGCAGAGTACTCGTGAGGCTGACGCCAAGATCCTGCACCAGTCTCACCACGGAGATCGTGGGATACATCCGGGTGGATGTAGGTGGTGTAGTAGGCGTTCATGGTTGGGTGAACCTTGTTCGAGCGCAGCTTGGTAGTTGCGAGACGAACGTCGGCGGTGTCGTAGCGAGAGTTCGCAGTCTGGTCGATCGCGGTTAGCGCGATCGCCTGAGTCGGGTTGGATCCGAAACCGTACGACGGGTTACCCGTTGCAGGGTCGTTACGAATGGTCTGGGTTCCAGTCGCAAGAACGTTCTGCACGATCAGGTCGACAGAGTCGATCAGGTTCCATGCAACCTGGTTGACAAGGCCTGCGGTCACGTCGGTGAAGCTGAACAGGTCGAGCTTGTTCGATACGAGGATCGCGTTACCGTACTCGTTCAGGGTTACGGTAACAGGGGTTGGCTGTCCTGCTGCAACGGCGTCAGGGTCGACAAGCTCGTTGAGCGGGGTGATAGCCTGAGCGAGATCCTGGTAGATCTCGAATACAACGGAAGAACCTGGCATTGCCTGCTGTGCAGGCTTCTTGTCCGCTACTCGACGGAAGATAGGCTGGGCACGTAGTGCGAACTCTAGCTCGCGGTCGTACGCAGTCTGGACGAGGTTGGACATGGCAGAGGTGCCAGTAAAGGCGTTAGCCATTACACATCCTTAGGGAGAATGCGGCCCTAGTGCTTACTGCTGCTGTGTGCGCGCGAAAGCCTGGAAGGCCGCGATACGATCGGCGGTGGAGGCATCCGGGTTGTTCATGGCAGACAGTGCTACGTCTGCATTTCCGGGTGCTGCACCCTGGGCTCCTGCCTGCATCATGCTCTGAAGCTTCTGTGCATCGGATGCGTCTACTGCTGGAGTGGATACCGGAGTAGCCTGAGGTGCTGAAGCGCTGCCAAAAGCAGCGCGCATGTCATTGACGAACGCCGAAACCTTGTCCGGGTCAGCATCGCCGCTGTAGTACTGTGCGGCGGAACGTGCCACACCCTGAGCCTCAATCATGTCCGCGACCTGGTTCCTCTGGTTGACCGCCTCTAGCTTGGCCAGGCGGGCCATCAGTTCCTCGTTCTGCTTCTTCTGGGCTGCGTAAGCGTCTCGTAGTGGCTTAGGCCCGTTGTTCTGCGTCTGGTCGTCGGACTCGTTGTAGTCCCATGCGTCAGTCATTGACTGTTCTCCCTGTGTAATCGTGGATGCGAATGCTAAAGGCCACGGCGGGGACCGTGGCCTTAACTCACTCTACCGGACTTGAGGACATGAAACACCGGCCGGTTGATGGTGTCATGGTGGAGAAGGTGGGACTCGAACCCACAGCCGCTGGATTGCAAAACCAGTGCACTGCCATTGTGCTACATCCCCATGCGAGCCCCATGAAGGAATCGAACCCTCATCACCGGATTACTAAACCGGTGCTCTGCCGTTGAGCTAACAGGGCAGGGTGCGCAAGCTTCACTCATCCACTTGCGCAAGTACCCCCACAGGGATTCGAACCCTGATCTCCGGTTCCTAAGACCGACGCTACTGCCAGTTAAACTACAGGGGCATTGACCATAGTGGGTCTACCGTTCCCACTACCTCATCCAGGTCTGGATGATGCACATCCTGGCGCCAGGCATGTGCACGGCCGCATGAAACAGAGGCGAACCGGGGTCATGAGCCTCACGAGGGAATCGAACCCTCATCGCCAGTTTGGAAGACTGGGGTACTTGCCGTTGTACGAGTGAGACGGGGTGATCGGAGGGAGTTGAACCCTCGCATCCGGGGTCACATCCCGGTGTTCTGCCGTTGAACTACGACCACAGCTACCCCCCCTGGATTCGAACCAAGGCTAACTGATTCAGAGTCAGTCGTGCTGCCGTTACACTAGGGAGTAAAGCAAGGCATGTAGGAGTCGAACCTACCACGCGCGGGGTTGGAGTCCGCCGCTCTTCCGATGAGCTAATGCCTAGCTGGAATGGGAGGATTCGAACCTCCGACCAAGGGATTAACAGTCCCCTGCTCTGCCGCTGAGCTACACTCCATTGAGTTGGTCCACTCGGATTCGAACCGAGGTTCCCGGGGTAAGAGCCCGGTACACTTGCCGCTATGTTATAGACCAGTACCCCGTGAGGGAGTCGAACCCTCGACTCTTGGGTGAGAACCAAGTGTCTTGACCGCTAGACTAACGGGACGCGCTCCACCGGAGAGTTGAACTCCGATCGCCACCTTGACAGAGTGGCATCTTACCCTTAGAAGAGTAGAGCATATCGTGGCCAGTGCCAATGCTATCACTGATTAAGTTGCTGCGAAGCAACACCACGGGCGCGGAAGACCTGGGAATCGAACCCAGTAGGCTGACGCCCTACCACGTTAGCAGCGTGGCTCCTCACCGGTCGGGTATCTTCCATTCGATAGGTTGCGCTTCACTACGCAGTTATGCCCGTGGTTGACGTGCGCCTATCTAGCGGAAGCGGAGGGATTCGAACCCCCAAGGCTGTTACACCCCACTGTTTTCTAGACAGCTTGCCACACCGATGGTAGCACTTCCAAAGTTCGCCTGATCGGATTTGAACCGACGACCGCCAGTGTATCAGACTGGTGCTCTTACCGCTGAGCTACAAGCGAAGTGCCGAACGCTGGACTCGAACCAACAACCTCCGGGATTTCACTCCGGCGCTCTTCCATTGAGCTAGTAGGGCAGAGTGTACAGGTGGAGTCGAACCACATAGTAACCGCTTTGCAGGCGGCTGACAGGGCCGCCTGCCTGGACTGCACACGTACTCAGAGAGGGATTCGAACCCCCGACATACGGTGTGTAAGACCGTCGTTCTTCCACTGAACTATCCGAGTATGGCGCCGACGGGATTCGAACCCGTGTCGCATGGCTTATGAGGCCAGCATGGTAACCGCTCCACTACAGCGCAGTCGATTAGGCAGGAGTCGAACCTGCGACACGCGGCTTCGTAGGCCGCTGCTCTGTCCTCTGAGCTACTAACCGAAACGGACGCTTGGCGCTAGCCAAGTCTTCATAGCCGACTACACGGTCATCCTAGTTGGGAACCCGGGATTTGAACCCAGATGGGAGGGTTTTACAGACCCGCCAGCTCAACCTACGCTGTCCCCAGTCTAGTAGGAGGGATTCGAACCCCCGATCGCCTGGTCCCAAACCAGGAGCCTTCGCCACTAGGCCACTACTAGATTGTGCCCCGAAGGGCACCGGCAGAGTTTAACGTCTTCCCGTGAGGACGATCAGGGCTTAACCGGTTACCCTGCGTGCTTACTATACCTGTCCCGCTACCCTGCGTGCAAGTCCAGTCTGTGCGGCACCGGACACGCCGGTTGCACGCGCACGGTTCCAACTTGCAAGCCTGGTCACATTCTGTGCAGCCTGCTGAGACTGCTCATCCTGTGCTCCGAAGACAGCCGCCTCAAGGGCGGACTGTCCAACATCCATGCCATAGATGTGGCTGATGGCGTTGTAGCCGGGAAGCTGCTCCGCAATCTTGGCATAACCCTCTCCAGCCTGCTGAGCAGAGACACCGGCAAGAGCGTAGCTCTCGACGTTGCCAGAGATGGTGAGTCCACGCTTGAGTGCTTCTGCACCAATGGCCGCTGCTGCGGCCTGCTTCTGGATAGAAGTCACGGCTCGCTCTGGATCCAGGAAGTATGCGGTGATGTGCTCATCATCGATACCGTACATGGATCGTAGAGCCTGCTTCATCTGGGGGCTAGCCAGGTTGGTAGCCTGGCTAGCAAGATCCACGCGAGTCTTCAGTTCAGTCGGACTCACATCCTTGGACAGGAACTCAGTGAAATCCGAGGGCTGATCGTAGAAGCCCTCGGGTAGTCCAGCCTGCCTCATGAGCTGACGATAAGAGGACTCTGTACTCAGGTACTCAGCGGGGGAAAGGACTGGAAGTCCCTTCTGCTTGCGAACCTCATTCGCAGCGAACCTCTGCTTGTACTCGGGAGTATCCTGAAGCAGGATCGAGATGGTGTCGGCAGAGAAGCCGTTCTTGATGTAGTCGAAGATCTTGGGTGCCAGGGACTGGAGTCCATAGGTGGCGAAGAGGGAGGTCAGTGCGGTGTACGCATCCCTCTGCGATCCGGTCAGACTCTCTGCGAGTCCGCCATCGGACATCAGTCGATTGGGGAGCTTGCCTCCCTGTCCAACCTTACCTGGAGGTGCTGGAGTAGTCATTAGTGAAGGATTCCCCAATCCTGTAGAATCTTGTGTCCAAGACCCATTGCCGCATCCTGTGCGTTCTGGGTCTTCTTCCATCGATCATCAGATCGTAGTTCATTCTGGAACTGCCACAGTGGCTTGGTGGTCACCTTACCATCCGAACCCTTGTAGTTCATGGCATTGCGAACAGTCGGATCGAACAGGTTCACCTGTCCGGGTGCGATCTCAAGGATCTGTGACATGGACTGAAGGTATGGCTGAGCGAGGTCGCTCAGCGTGGCACCAGTCTTGAACTGGTCGAGGTATCCCGGGAATGCTGCGGCCGCCTGATTCATGACCTGGTTCTTGTAGTCCTGCAT